GGCCGTTGCCGCTGTATCTGCCGTTGTTCCTGCTGCCGTTGCCGCTGTTTTTTCAACGATCTTTGCTGCCACAGATTTAACCGCTGATACCGCTTTACCTCCTAATTCAATCCCTTTTTTTACACCCTTTACAGTATCGCCTACACCTTTTACCAGCTTTCCTGTGGCTACTGTAGCCGGTCCTATGGCTGCTGTAACAAGTCCTACTTTTAATACTGTCTGCTGCTGTTTATCATTCAGTGATGTGAATTTTTTTGTAAGATCCTGCACTTTCGTTGTGGCTTTGGATATCATCGGTGCAGCGGACTGTAAAGCTGTTTCCCCAAAATTTGCCATTGCAATTTTTGCATTGTTCATAGCTGTCTTTGCATTATCCAATGGGGATTTTGTGTTATTATATGTGGATTCTACAGTATTCCCATATTTCTTCATCGAACTTGACAGATCATTCAAATCAATTCGATTTTCGCGGATTGCTGTAGCCATTTCTGCTGCGCCCTTTTTTCCAAACAGCTCTTGTGCGATCTTTAATGCTTCTGTATCCGTTTTTGCATTTTTGATGCTTCCGATCGTATCTTTTAATGCCTCATCCATTGTTTTTCCTTCGGATGTTGCATTTTGTAACGCTTTTTTTAATCCAGCAAGTGCCGTTGACGCATTTACTCCATTTTCATCAAATTGTGCCATCAGGTTTATGGACTGTGGCATGGATAAGCCCATCTGCTTTAATGCCGAATTATTATCCAGGACCTCTGATTCCAGCGTATCAACGGATATTCCCGTTTCCTGTGCTTTAGCTGTTAAAAGTCCCAGCAAATTTCCTGTCTGTGATGCATCAACATTCCACGCTTTCATCATTTTGTCGACCTGATCGACCGACTGCGTAATATTAGTATCATTTATTGATGCGAACTGTATAAACTGCTTTGACGTGCTTTCCAGTTCGTCCCCGGTTGTATGGAATCTTGTGTTTACCTCTCCAATGGCTTCTCCAACAGTTGCCATATCTTCCGGCATTGTTCCAAATACATTATTTGCAGATTCTTTTAAATCTTTTAAGGCATCATCTGTAGCTCCCGTTTTGGTTACTACAATATCATATCCCTCTTTTAAATCCTCTGCCGCTTTAATGGATGCTGTTCCTGTTGCTACAGCTGCCGCTGACAGTACAGATGCTTTCTTACCTACATTTTCAATTGCTGTTCCTGCTTTGTTACATCCTTCTGTAAATGCATTAAACTTATGTTCTTTCAGTTCTTTATTTACATTTTCCAGCTCTTTTTCCATCCCCATCAGAGCTGTCTTAGACTTTTCTGTTTTTACCGTCTGGTTGGCCAGTGCCGTCTCTGTTTTACCTATGGCAGATTCATTTACCTTATACTGCTGCTCCAGGCTGTTCAGTTCGTTTTTTAAAGCCTTGGATTGCTCAGAATTTTTTCCCGTTTCTGCTGTGGACTTCTCATAGGCTGCCCTTGCATCGTCAATTTTTGCTTTTAACTCTTCCTGCTTAGCCTTCTGCTCTGTCAGTTTTTGGGTTAGTTTTTCCTGCTGTTGGCTGTTTAACTGTACAATATTTTTCTGTACGGATACTTTCTGTGAGAGTGATTCTGCTTTTGCTTTTAAACCATCCGTAGCTGATCCAAACAATTTTGCTTTCGTTGCTGCCGTAGAATATTCCGCAGATAATACGCGCATCTGTGCCGCTGCAGACTTCATCTGCTGTGTATAACTGTTCGAATCAACACTTAACTTAACGCTTGTAAAAGCCATCTGCTTTCACCCCCTACTGGTTCTCGTTTATAGTATCCAGCTCGAATTTCAGATAATCGAGTAACTCCTCCATATCTTCCTTCATGCACTGGCTATAAGAATTTCTCATAACCTGGATTGCAATTTTTACAATCCTATCTATAATTTCACCGCATATCTTCCAGCGATTATTTTCATTCTCATCCAAATCATCCTCATATCCGTTCTCACGATCATATTCATCAAATGCGGATTTTTCTTTTTCAATCTGCTGTACTTCCACCACATTTAACATTTTTTGCATGAGGATGTCCTGCATAATAAAATGCACTGTTTTTACTGTTGTGAGGAATTCAACCGCATCAATCTTTCCGATCTCTGCGATTGGCACCTCATTATTTAGTAATTTTTGCAATATTTTTTTGTTAAAAAAATTTGCCTCTTCTATCTGTTGTGTCTCATTTTTCTCCATGAGACTAATGTACTGCTTGTACTGCTCTACTGTGATGGAATTTAAAAAATAATACTTTCCACCGCAAGTCAGCTCAATTTCCGGAATCAACTTGCGGTCTAAGAATTTTTTGCGATTTTCTCCATCCGTTTTGCAAGCTCATTTCCTACCCCTATGTCAATTCCCTGGAATTCCATAATCAATCCTGCCGGATCAATTCCTGTTTTTGGATCTTTTAATTCCTCTACCGTGAACTGATTGCCATAGACGCTACAGATGCACTCACACATATCTGCTATATCTTTCTTTGTATATCTCGTATGTGCATCAACTCTCTCTTCGATTTCCAAATAATCCATATATCCATCAATGGATAATTTAGGCATCTCATATTCTTTATTGTTTACTGTGATTTTCTTAGTCATTTTGCCTGCCTCCTGTTATTCTTTTAATTATTCATGCGCTTTGTCTTTTTCCTGTACCTTCGAGAACCAGTCTTTAATTGCTGTAGCTGCATCAGTATCCTCTGTTACAAGATTGGACTCATCCACGGAGATCTCATATTTATTATCCAAATTGCGCTCATAAAAAGATCCCTTGATGGTTTTTGTTGTCGGGGAAAGTTTTCCTTCTTTGGTGCTCGCCTCTTCGCTGATTCCTTCCGCAAATTTTCCGGCATATAACCATCTGAAATCATATTTTCCGTTAAGTTTACGTTCGCGCCAACCAATAGCAACTTCCGGTGCCATATCGTCTGCCGATTTTACCAGAAATCCATTTTCGTAAAGCTGACCAAAAATATATGCACGGTCCTGTGGCGATAACGCATTGATTTCCAGCTCTACATCCGTACCTTCATAGGAATTTATCACTTCCTCCGGACCATCATCCGAATAAATTTTTTCGGAAGACCATTTTTCATCAATTTTCGCCTTGATTGCTCTTGCCAGCTTTAACGGTGTCTCTGCGACATATCCGGCCGCTGTATTCTGTGTTACTCTCGCCACATAGAAATCTCTACATCCACATGTTCTGCTGCGGACAATCTCTTTCTTTGTTTCACTTACCTGTGTAACCTGCTCCTGTTCATTCATGATCTTTTATTCCTCCATTTCATAAAATTTTGAAAAACGTTGTGCTTTCATGTAAATTCCATCTTCCGGTTTTGAATCATCTGCATTTCTTCCCTCAAACGAAAATCCATTATCTTTCATAAGTTTCTTGATTTCCCTTGCAAGATCTATCTCATCACGCTCCGAAAATATAGTCACTTGCACTGGCCACGTTATTCCCTCTGCATCATCATCCGAAAAATTATCATCGTCTTCTCCAAGATCCCACAATGTCACATGTGTTTTATGGATGTTTTTGTCATACCATCCCTGCATTACGATTATTCCTCGATCACTTAGTGGTTTCAGCGCATTCGATGCATCGGTTATAATATCCGGGCCTTTGTTCATGCCATATTCACCTCATTTCAATGTGTTATCTAAGAATGCCTGGTACTCCTGTTCTGCTATCTTCTGCAATTCAGAGTCTGCATCTCTGCCTGTCTCGTAAATAAATTCCCTTGGCGGCTGGTATATTGTTCCCCAGTTTATAAATTTCACATAAAAGTGCTCACTGTTGTCCGATTTATCCCATCCAACTTCCGCGGATACTCCCGCGCCCTTTACCTTTGGTTTTCCCATTGGAACACTATCTGCAGCATGTGTAGACACCGATGATTTCGTACCAAAACCACGACCACTTTTTTTAATGTCCGCGGACTTCGGTATTTTCCCAGACATGATTTTTTTCACGACTGGTTCACCTTTTTCTACTATTTTCCTGTTTACTTCTGCAACTTCTGCATCACTGGCCGCATCTTCAAACGCTTTTAACAGTTCCTGCAATCCTTGGAATTCCATTTCTACTTTCATTTTTCTCCGTGTCAGATTCTGACTCTTCTATTCGCTTTCCCTGCATTTCAGCTGTACTTTCTGGTTATCCACAAACATAGGTGATGCATCATAGATTTTGAACACTGTGCCTTTGTATTCTGCGGAAAACTCTTTCAGATTTCTCCTGATATTCTCTACTTTCTCGCAGTTTCGGACTTCGAATACGATTGCATTCTCAATCCCTGTCTGCAATGCTGTGTATTTTTCTGTAGTGCTAAGACTTTTAACCTCACACCAACATTCATAGAATGTCGATTCTGTATACTCTTTTCGTCCATCAACTACCTGTGATTCTCTCCGGATGATCTTAATCCTGCCCGTCTGCAACTGCTGCACCTCCATAGATCTCTTTCAAAAGCATAGATGATACTGCGCTGGATAGTTGCTTGGATTCCCCGTATTTTTCCCGGTTATCATACAGATTTTTTACCGATACAAGGGCAATCAATCGCTGTCTGCTGGTCATTTTATACGCATCAAAATTCGGAATCAGCTCCTGCATCTCTTCTAAAGTGGTGTTTATCATCAACTCCACAATGTCAATATCATCGTCATAATCAATATGACAGTATTTTTTGCACTGCTGTGTCAGATTTTCCCTGTATTCCTTTTTTTCTTCCTCCGTCATGATGCATCCCCCGTTTTCACGGGGCGGCTGACCGCCCCGCAGCATTTATCCATTTACTGTTTCTGTGATCTGTCCTTTAATCACAGCCCCTTCATCAACCGGCTGTACATCGAATCTATCACGGACCTTGATTCCGGTCAGATCTTTATCCCAAAGTCCTGCTCCTTTGTCATTCATATCAATAGACAGTACGTTTCTGTCAAACAGTGTAATTGCAGATTTTAAATCTCCACAATATACCGGATGCTTGTATGCATCTACCGTATGACCATCACTATTCATGACTTTTTCTGATTTCAGTGTTTTTTTAGACAGCTTAATAATTGGATATTCCCCAAACAGCAGCTTTCCCTTCGTCTGCAGTGTTGGATCTTTCTGGAGGATATAGTTTCCATCCTTATCCTTCAATTTATCCAGGTAGTTAAACCCACTCTGGTTTGTGATGATCACAGCTGCTTCTGCAATTGCCGGATCAAGATCTTCATTAAAAACGTCTTTCAGGCTATCCAGATTTTCAATGACAACTTCTTTTCCCTTAGTCATGGTATCAAGCACTTTAAGGATCATAGCGTTACGTGTTGCTTTCGTTTTTTTTGCAATCCATTTGTTAATGTATGCCATAATGTTGGTAGCTGTATCTTCCAGCAGCTCTGCTGTGATCTTTAAGATTCCACCTTTTTTCTTAATTGCATATTTGATCTGCTTAAACTTTGGCTCATCCATTTCCGGAAAATCTTTTGCCTCATCCACGTTGTCAAATGGAGTCGATTCTGCATCAATTTCGATGTTTCGTGTTCCGCTCTTCGTAGTGACACCTTCTGTATTCACATACTGTTCCAGATTGTCAGCAGATCTTCTTAACTCGATAATATCGGTTCTGATATCTTCCGGAATTGTGATACCAATTCCCAGTTCACTGTTGCTTCCGGGTGTAACGTCTGACGAGATTGCATCTTTATACACTTCAACATCTTTTGCATCCGGCTCTGTTCCTAAAAATCCAGCCCTAACAATGTTGACGAAAGATTTTACCAGGTTCTTTTTATCCGGTTTTACCTCTCCACCAACCTGTTTTGCTGTTCCATTCTTAACCTGATCCTCAATATGGTTCTGATCGTCATCGTCCAGATCCATAAGCAGATTAAACTTATCCTGCATTTCGATAAGCTCTTCCTTTGCTTTTTTTCCATCTTCGATTTTTCCGGCATTTACAAGATCCTTTACCTCCTGCTTTTTGGCATTGATCTTGTTTAAAAACTCTTCCATTTCTTTCTTTCCCATTTTTTCCTCCTTAAGTTCCATACTGGTACAAATCTTTGAGAATTTCGTCTTTTTCGGCTTCCATTCTCTGTTTTTCCTGTTCCGCAGCCTTGTTGTTCCGGTTCTCCAGTTCTTCAATGACCGCATTTACAATATCCTTCGTCTTTGGCTTTCCCAAAGGCTCCGGCAAATTGTTGTATTTAGCAAAATAATCAGATGTACATGCTGCAACTGCTGCTTTTTCTTCAATTTCAACGTCAAAGTACTGCTGCATTTTTTCGCAATCGAACCATGTTTCCTTCCGCATCAGATCCTTGATCTGATCTCTGGTCACTCCATCCTGCACATGCTGCATGTACACATCCACAATGGAATCCTCACACAGATTCAGCTGTTTGATTGTTTTTTCCATATCATCTGCATTTCCCCATGCCATACATGAAGGTTTATGTATCATAGCCTGCGCTCCTGTCGAAAAATGCAGTTCATCACACGCAAACATGATTACAGATGCAATGGATGCTGCCATTCCATCCACATATCCGATCTTGTGCCCAGAATATCTTTTTAGCTGGTTGTAAATTGCAAGCCCTGCAAATACATCCCCGCCACCAGAGTTGAAATAGATGTCAATATCTTCGTATCCATCCAACTGATTCAAGAAATCTGCAATGTCTGCCGGGCATTTGTCCTCTTCGTACCATTCCGACATCCATGCCGCTGATACAATGTCTCCATAGAAATAAAGCGAACATCTCTGTTCTTCATCTTTTGCTTCGAAGTCCAGATAACCCACATTCTCTGTCTTTCCGCGTCTCTTACGCGTAAAATTAAATCTTTTCTTTGCCACCTTTGCACCTCCTATTCCTCTCCGTCTTTATCCTTGTCCAGATCTGTTTCCGGATCTATTATTTTATCCGGATCTGTTTCCGGATCTGTTATATTGTCCGGATCTTCCGGATCATCTGGGATCTGCTGTCCCTTTGTATATGCTGCACCCGCCATAGTCAGCGGAACCATGTTGCCATTTGCAAGTAAAACGTCTCCACCCTCTCTGTCTGGAAGATCCAACTTCCTTCTGGCCTCGTTTGCCGTCATAACCGAACCACCAACAGCTGTTTTAAAATATTCCATCTGGGTTTTACTATCTGTTCTGAAAAGCACCTTTTCGTTAAATTTAAAATAACACCCATCTTTCTTTTGCTGGTATGATGTAATCTTATAATTTATCTCTTCCTCATATTGCTTTATGATAAAAAGCTCTGTATCTTCGTAGAACGACAACTGCTGCATTTCTGAATTACTATAAGACGACTTCGAATAATCGTTGATCTGATTCGGTTTTACTCCAAAAGCGGCCGCAATCTGTAATGCTGTATACTTTTTCAGCTCAAAAAACTGTGAATCTGTCAGCTTTATGTCTAAAGGTGTCAGCTTCATTCCAAGTGGTACCGGAAGGACTCGGCCCATGTTTTTTACACCAGATCCAAACTCTTCAAATGACTTTCGCAGATTTTCTTTCGCCTTTTCATCAAGTTCTCCTGTATATTCCAGTGTTGCCTTTGCTGTTAATCCATTTTCATACAGATTATTCATAAATTCTTGCGACTTGGAAGCTCCTGCTACTGTTTCCCGTAGGATCTTCTGCACCGGAAGTCCCGTTATTCCATCAAACGAAAATGATGTTTTAAAATGCATAACTTCATCTGTTCCAAATACATACTGTTTTCCCTGTATTGGATCAGTGTATACATACCATAATCGACCAACCCCCGCGAATAATCCGGCATCATCTACCACGATCTGTACACAATTGGATTGCATAACCCACAGATCCAGTATTTTAATATCTCCACCATATTTTTTCCGGTTAAATACTCTCCGGATATACACATATCCATTTCCATAGTGATTCCGGTTAATTTCTACTGTATTCCAGAATGTTGTTGGTGTCATAAAAGGGTTTGGACGTTCAGAGAATAATCTGGATATATCTGTAGGCTCTGCCTCAACAATCCCTTTATCCGTTTTCTGGTAGTATTTAATAGGCATTTTTGCCAATGTTTCAGATAGCATCTTAAGGCATGTGAAATATGTTACTTCGGATGTCGGTTTCCCTTTTCTTCTTAATCCCATCAGATCCAAAAAATCCGAAGAATTCAGTGACATAATTCCACCATTCGTGATGTTGCCATGCCACCAATCTGCTATTCTTTTCCCCAGTCTTTGGAACGGATTCATTACTCCTCGCCCCCTTTCATATATTTTTCATACATTGCCAGCCATTCATTAACTTCCTCGTTAATGTCCGGTCTGTATTCTTCTTTCATTGCCTCCGTCCATGCATCTATGATCGCATCAATCGGATCAATTCTCTCTGTCCGGAGTTCCTTGTCAATTTTTATTTCTCCATAGCTGTTCGATATTGTCTTAGCATTTGCTATCGACCAGGTAAGCAGCGGATCAGCCGGTACAACAATACTGCTGCCCTCTTTTCCTACTTCCTCTCCTTCTATTTCAACATTTCTAGCCATTATCTCCAACCGGAAGTCAACTGTTGCATCATTCAGCACCCTTGCTGTCTGTGTTACAGACAGCTCATTCATTCCAAGTTCTTCCAGATCGGACAGAAACGCGGATGCATTATGCGGATCATAACAGATCAGCTGTGGTTTCAAATCGTACTCATTTATCAGGTCTTTCAGGTAGCTTAAGATGTATTTATAATCAGTTTTTATTCCTCCAAGCGTTTCCGTTACCGTCACGAGTCCTTTTTCTATCCACAGATCATATGGGATTTTATCTGTTTTTATATGTTCGTCCACGCGCTGTGCCGGAATGAATGAATGTGTGTGTATAAAATATTTTTTCACGCCGTCCACCATGTGCGGAATTATCACTGCTAAGGAGGTAAGATCACCTCCAGCAGAAAGATCCAAGCCCACATAACACTTCATCCCCTTAAAATCTTTCAGGGATTTTAATACTGCACACGCTTTCCATACTGCAATATCCTTGATATACAACGCATTTGACCACTGTACCCACATATCTAACTGCTTTACCAGAAAGTCGCGCAGATCCTCACCGCCCATATCACGCGCAGTACGTGATACTGGAATGAGGTTTTCTAAAGCGTCACTATCAAATTCAAGAATCGGGTTCGCTTTTATCCAGTTTTTTGGTTCATATTCATCATCATCCTCATTCAGTTGCGCGATATAAACGAATTGACTGTCATTCTCGAACACTCCCTTTAACAGATTGCAGCAATATTCATACAACTTATAGCACGGTGATTTCAGATCAAACCCCGCTGTTGTTATGACGGAGATCAGTGCGGATTTTAATTTCTTGATACCGCCCTCAAGCAGTTTGTACATCTGATTCGTCTTGTGAGCGTGGTATTCGTCAACGATTCCCAAATACGCACGATGTCCGTCCAGTGACTTGGTATCTCCGGATAGTGCCCTAATTTCGGAATGTGTACACAGACAATCAATCGTATGATTGTGCTCATGGACTTTAAACCATTCGCTTAATTCATCATCCGAATTTATAAATTTTACAATTTCATCAAATACAATGTTTGCCTGGTCCTGTTTGGTTGCCGTGCAAAATATTTTTCCGTACTTGAATCCGTCAAAATTTCCGTAGTATGTTGCCAAAATGCCGTTGATAAATGACTTTCCATTCTGTCTGCCAAGCTGTACATAAGATGTCCGGAAACGTCTGTATCCTTTTTCTTTGGTTCTCCAACCGTTCAGTGATCCTAAAATAAAACACTGGAATGGATACAGCGTTACCTTTTCGTCTCCTTCACCTTCCGCTATGGTCAGCTCTTCTCCGAAGTTTATTATTTCTTCGGATTTTTCAACATCGAAGTAATACTTATACGGTGCTATCTTTGCTTTTTCCAGATCGTCAAGGTGTCTCTGGCATGCCAGCCGGACATAATCCCCGGCTATAATCTTTCCTGCTACTACATCAAGCGCGTATTGCGTGCAGCGGTCGGTTATTTTTTCTGTCTGCAAATGCTACTCCGCATACTTTGCAAATTTGTTTTCCGGTTTCTGCTGTGGTGGCTTTGGCACCACCAGACGGCACCTGGAGGAAACGGTCATTCCAAAATCTGATGCACCCTGTCTGCACTGTTTCATGCATCGGTCTTGTATAATCATCAAACTTTCACGCTCTGCGTTTACCACCTGTCTTGTCCCGACCTGTACAAGCCTCTTTTCCCCTGTTAGTGGATCTTTTTGCTCTTCGTATATTGGCACATCTACCATCAACGGAGTATTCCGGATCTGCTCTGTCACCTCTAAAAACTGCTCCTGTGCAATTATCAGTCTGGCCATCGCGTCACAATCAATATTCGCTATCAATTTAATAGCAAGAAGTTCCTTGGCCAGTTTCCGGAATTTCTTTTTTTGTCCTGCTGTCAGATATGTCGGAGGTTTTACATTATCGTTTGGTGCAACAACTTCCGCATCTTTTCGTGCTGCAATCTCTGCTTTTGTAAGATGTTTTTTACCCTTCATAACAACTAAATCTGTCGGTTGTCGCTGCCCTGCCATTGTTTCAAACCTCCTTTCTGTCAATATTTGCATTCGTTTTTGTGTCATAATCTGACACCGCCCCGCCTGCCCTTTTTACGGATTTTCTCGTGGGGAATTTTCTCCAAGGAAAAGTGGGGGCGCGACTAGGAAAGCGTCGCGTAAAACTTTTTCATATCCCCCTGCCTCACGGAAATGCAAATTGATTAACGATCTCAGCTGTTTTTGAGTTGCAATCATACTCGCTTTGCTCTGCTTATATAAGGCGGTAATCGAATTGTGCGTGTTATGGCTCAACGGTATCAAATTCAGTGGGTTTAATCGTTGCTCCCAATCATCTTCCAGCTCTACTATGTGGTGGATTGGATCAGAATCTTTCAGCGTAATTAACTGCTGCTCCACATACAGTGCATATATGTCTATATAGCCGTATATGCCCATAATCACAGGCCTTAAAGCTCTCCACTCTTTCGAGATATAGAACTCTGCAGCTCTCGTATCTCTGCGTGTGTTGTTATATCTTGTGTGTCGAGACTGCTGCCTCTTCTCACACTCTTCACACATCTTCATCACCTGCGGAATCAGCTTTCCACATCGACAAGTTTTCAATAACATACTGCTGCCCTTCTCTTCTTTGTTGCGGCTACAATATAGCAGCCGCATAGAATAACATGAAGCAAGCAAGAAAAAAGCGACTGCATCTCTGCAATCGCTTACCCAACTGTTCACGTTATCATATTAACACATTCAAATCCCCTTTAGGTCACCCACTTTTTACCCCCTATTTCCCCCACTTTTTACCCTGTTTTGCTCAAATTGTCCTCAATTTCAGAGCAATTTGCACCATTATCTAACGCTTTCGCGCCAAATAATTTTATGGTCAGCTTGGGAATCATGGCTCTGCACCATTTCTTGGGAGAATTCTTCCCGCATCCTGTATCTCTTGCCACCTCTGCATATGTCTTTCCCTGTATGTATACAGCCTCTAATACATCATACTTATATCCTTCCCCGGATGCTTCCACATCTTCTTTCAGGGATTGCATAGCTTTGTCTATATGCTCCAGCAAGATTACGGTTTCTGCTCGGCATTCCCTTATGGATCTTAAGTATGCTCTTTCTGCAGATATGTTATATCTGTCTGCTCCTATTTGATCCGGTTCTGATACAGCCTCTTTTACATATCTCTGCAGCTCTCTATAGTTTTCCAGGTATATAAGCGTAAGCTCTGTCGGAGTTTGCAGCTCTTCTTTCCGCTTTCCTTTTCTTTGCATTTCATTACCTCCGCTTCTTTTCTATGGTTCTTCGCTGCGCGGATCTCTTGCTTATAATCTGCATCTCTGCGCTATTATCGGATATCACCATCCAGTTATCTGGTCTAAGATTATTTAATGCTATCAGTTCTTTCTGCTCCCGTGTCGGTTTTTTTGGTTGTTTCATCTACTGCTGCCTCCTCTTCCTCCCTGTATGGCTTTGGCAATGGCATCCAAGCATTTACTACCAGTCCATATTCAATATATGGTTTATCCTCGTCCCCCGGATAAAATGCTCCATTTCCCTGCTCATCCGTTTCATATCTTGCAATATCTGGTAATGTAAAATTCTCGAACGATACCATTATATATTTTCCTGTTTCTGGTACTGATTCCTCAATTGGAATCCATCCATCTTTTTTAATTTCGCTCATGTATTCTCCTTTTGTGTTAGCAAAGTACTGTGTTCACAGTCCTATAGCACCTAATACTTTGCTAAAGTCCTGTGCATCAATCTCTATTTACTACCTCATATGCATCTGAATATTCAATTCCATTCACTGCTGCACAGATCAGTCCCTTTAACATCTTTACCTGGGAATCGGTCCAGTTTTCTTCTGCTATCCTTATCAGGTCATTTTTAAATGGTTTTTTTTCCTCCAAACTCTCATATTTTGTTAGGCATCTTGGATTATCCCATATGATTTTATATCCACAATTACAGCAATAGTTTTCTGACACGCCTCCTCTTAATGTAGAACCGCAATTTCCACAGGTGTATGTATCATACTTCTTTCCATATTTTCCTTTGTGAAATTTTGGTTTTGCACCTATTTCAGCTTTAAATGATTTTTCCGCTCTTGCTGTGCTTAATTTATCATCATTCATATGATTTTTTGTATGTTCATCTAATGTGATATACTTGATACTATTATAATTTTTCTTTCCCATGAGTTTCTCCTAAAATATCATCCAGGCAATCATTAAAGCCCACACAATACGGCATGTCCATAATCAAAACTGCTTTATCCATCTTCCACCTCCAAATTTACTCAATGACAAAATCAAAATCAGTGCAGTTAAAGTCCGTTTCTTTTTCTGGAATCGGCATACATACTCCAACTGCATCTTTTACATATGGCACTCCGTTTATCTCAATAACTTCCATTGGATAATAACCGAAACGTCTTTTGTAACAATCAATCTTCTTGCCTACAAGTTCCTTTGCATTTCCTTGATATAATTTCACCCTGCACCTCCTAAATCATCATGCTTCTGGTTTTTCGCACCGCTCAAATTCGATAACCCACACCCACGGATTTGCATCCCAACCGTAGCGATTGAGGTTTGATTTCTTAATGGTGGAGGTCCAAAGTTTTTCCCATTCCATCATCACTTCATCACATTGACTGCACTGTTCTTCTGTCCCATAACAGCACTGCGAACCGCTTTCTCCGTATGTATTAAGACAATCCCAACAATCAGAATAAGCTCCCTCTTTTATCACATCAACCGGCTTCATCTCCTGCAGCCGTTCTACTCTCACATTCATAATCTTAATCCAGATACGCGCTGCTTCTTTCGGCATATGGATGGATGGTTTCCACTTCGTAAGATCTGCAATATCACCTCTTTGCCAATCTTCGTAGTAATAGTATCCATTCGGAGCCTTTTTCCATGTTTCTCTGACATACAGGGTATCGCCTGGTTGATATGGTGCTTTTCTGATACACGGCTCATTTTTTCCGTTATACAACATAAGTCCATCTCTAATATATCCAGTCCACTGTGGATTTTCTCCCGGCAGAAATCTTACCAGGCGCCGGGTGCAAGTCTTCCGTCCGTCCAAAATTGCCCGAACCATTTCCGTGTTGAATAAAATCGGTTTAATCGCCATCTTCCGCACCTCCTCTCAACATTTTCAAAAGCTGTTCATCATTCCTTTTGCACATCTTTGCTCTTTCACAAGGTTTTTCGCACTTAAAATAGTCACTCTTATATTTCTTGCAATCTGCCTTGTCGCAATGTTCACATGGCTTATTCATCTACTCCACCGCCTTTTTAATATTCTCTGCATTTATTCTTTTTCCCGGACATTTTCAATTTTTGCTTCTACGTGTATCCCATATCCATCTGGATCTATCAGTTCAAAACTGATGCTGTTTTCATCGGTTTTAAATTTTTCAGTTAAGATTCTTTTTAAATCCGTCTCGTCCAGCCGTATTGTTTTTGTTTCTGTCATAGTCTTAGGCCTCCAGTATGTCAAAAATGTTTTGCCGCACAGTCTTTCCGTTTTTCTTCAATAACTCCGGATTATCAACTATTTCCATTTCACACTGCTTTACATATTTCTCTGTAAGCGGCATTGGCAAGCAGAACGGCTCGCACTTGCTTAGAGCATCTGTCGGAACAACCTCATAATGCCAGCCTATAGCCCGATCAATAACTTTCAATGTTTCTACACTTATTACATTAAATTCTCCAAAAACTGCTTTCACAAGATCTTCCGGTTTCCCATGACACATCAAAATGTCATTCTCGAATATTAGCTTTCCATTTTTGTCTTTAATCCCAGCGCACTGACAGATTGTAGATGGATCAACCTCTACAAATCCATCTGTTTCTCCGTGCGAATAAAATATTGTTGTAGCTTCAAAAATTAAATGCACTTCTTTTTCGTACATATCTAGTCCTTTTACATAATATCCAACGCACCATTCATTATTGTCTTTCATCTTCGCTCTGCATAAATTTGTTATATATTCTCTTCCCATTTTGTTATCTCCTTTAATTTCCTACCATAATTTTCCAAAATCTAAGCAAACCTAAGCTGTCCGGTCTGCTCCTGCGCAATCCTCATGTTGCCAGTGCGCTTCGCCACACACAATTCTGGCAAGTTTGCTTTCACAAGCGCGGCGGGGATTGGTGGACATACCGCATTGCCACATCTGCGCACCTGTTCGCTTCTCGTATACTTTTTCCCTGTATAATCATGGTCGATTATATAATCATCTGGAAATCCCTGGCATCCGTACAACTCTTTCGGTTCTAACATTCTCAGCCCGATATCTACGATCTTGTAATCCACACCCTCGATTGTCACAAGTCCAAATCTGTCCTGTGCTGTCACAGTGTCCAGAGGATCTTTTATATCCTGCCCAGTGCCTTGTCCGTAATATTTGATCAAAAATGCCCGAACTTCCCCGAAATGTCCTGGTGATGTTGTGATTGTATGTAATGGTTCTCTCATATCCTGCCCGGTGCCGCTCTTATAAAATTTACTTAAAAACGATGTAACCAATCCGTACCTGTTCGAGCCATCCACAGTCATAATCGGATCTTTTATGGTCTGCCCACGGACTTCTCCTTGTGCCGTTTCAGAATGATACTGGATCAACGTTGGACTGATCAGGCAGTGTTCATTTTTACTCACGATAGTTGTGAGTGGTTCCCGCACATCCTTGCTTCGATCTTTTGCGAATCCGGTCTGCCCGATCTGCACCATATACGGCTCTACAATCCCGTATCCATGCTTCCCGGTTATGGTCGGCATCGGCTCCCGAATATCGTTTGGTCTACGTTCACCGCCGTGGTTGCACTGGATAATAAATGGTTCTGGATTATCAAGAACGAACTTTTTTAATCCCCTTGCAATCCGATCCATTGTTTTCTTTGCCAACGGGCGAACCGCCCGGATGCCATACTTTTCTTTGATTTCTTCCGATGTGTCAAAAATGCTTGGACACGGTCGGCTGAAATCAATCTGTGTATATGCTCCAACGTATGGTTTTAGCAGTCCGGTTTTTACCGCTTCGCTATCTTCAGGGGCGTGTGTTGGCTCTGGCCATACAATCGGCTTGCCGTCACACCTGGCGATCATAAAGAATCGTTTACGCATGGTCGGCGCACCATAATCGGCTGCGATCAGCTCACGGAACTCCACTTCATAGCCAAGATCCTGAAGTTGTTGTACGAACTGCTCAAATGTCTTTCCCTGTTTTGCCTTAATTGGATGATGCCGCCGGTTCAATGGTCCCCATGTCTTAAACTCTTCCACATTCTCCAACATGATCACCCTCGGTCTTACAAGTCCAGCCCAACGTAAGGCAACCCATGCAAGGCCACGAATGTTCTTATCCTTTGGTTTTCCTCCTTTCGCCTTTGAAAAGTGCTTGCAGTCCGGGGAAAACCAGGCAAGTCCGACCGGATGCCCATTGCATGCCTTGACCGGATCAACCGCCCACACGTTTTCACAGTAGTGCTTTGTATTCGGATGGTTTGCCTTGTGCATCTTAATAGCTTCTGGATCATGGTTGATGGCTATATCTACGCTGTAGCCTGTTGCCAACTCGATTCCGGTAGATGCACCGCCACCGCCGGCAAAGTTGTCTACAATCAGTTCTCCGTTAATCATTGCATTGCCTCCAATCATTTGATCATCCTTTTTAAATTTCCTAATTTATCCTCAAATTTCATGCAATAGGAAGTTCCCTGGCTTCTTTGGATGGTTTCCTTACACCATCCATATATTCCCCATCCTTCTGGTGGTTGCTTATCATTCCTAAGCATTTCCCATGCTGAACAGTTCTCACACCGTTTGTAATCCATCCAGCTAGGTGCTTCTCTTAATTCACCATGCGTATTTACTATGTGCATATCTGGTGGATTAAACAGATCCATTTGCCCTTCCATTTCTATTCCTCCCTATAAATCCTGCATGCTCTCAAATCGCTTGCATTAACATATCTCCCCTGCATTCGTTCTATTTCTCTTTCTGCTGCTTCTCTACTCTTAAAAACCCTTACCTTGGAATTTTGCTTACTGCTGTTAAGGACCTTATACCGTTCTCCGTTTACAACGTATGAGCCTTTACAGATGTAATCTCCACTCCTGTCAGTTATTGCATATTCTTGTGGTTTTTCAAGCTCAATTGTTAATTCTACCGGATAACTGCCTCCTCCTATGACATTCCACGTTTTCACGTTTCTGTGCTTTATTTTTCCCCAGAACTTCATATCTGGTAAACATTCATTAAAACTGTCCTCACAGTACCCATCTATGGATACACCTGCATTGCCACCGTAATTTTTCAAAAGTTCTTCCAATGTCATAGCATTTCCTCCTTAAAACAAACTCAACTGCTGCTCTTCATATTCGTATTTCATCTTTACTGGCAAGCCTCCACAATGAAATATCCATTCTACACGTTCCTTTTGCTTCAAATGTGCCATATAGTTAATATCTGCTTTTGGTGGTACTGATAAATAGCATTCCTCTGGAAATGGAATGTTATTTTCTTTGCATATTTTCCGGATCTGCTCCTGTGCATAAATAATATGGTTCCGCGTCAGGTTCATGTTGCAACCATCAGACCAGAACGGATCATTGCAACCATTCTTGTTTATATCTTTCCACTGTTCTATTTCTTCCCGAACATTTCTACAATACTGCTGCACCTTTTCCTGCGGTGTCCTTTCTTTCATTTCAATTCTCCTTTCTGCCTTACGCAATACTTGCCATTCTTCTGTCACGATCCACATCATCACAGACGTAGTACCGCTCGGTTACGGCCGTATTTGCATGTCCTAATCTTCTGGAAACATACAATATATCATTTGTTCTTGCATATTCCCTGGATGCAAATGTCTTCCGGTATACATGCACCGTAGCCACGCATTTACATCCGGCACGCTCTGCAATCTCTTTTGCGATTTCTTCGATTGTTGCCTTACATAGCTGTTTTCCTGTCACCTCATTCCGACTATTAAGGAATATATACCCTTCTGTCCTGCCATTTATATACTGCTCTAAAGCAACCCTGCAATCCGGTGTCATAAAACATACGCGCCATTTGCTTGTCTTTTCACCGTAAATGTTAATCTCCCCGCGTTCGAAATCCAGATTTTCAATTTTTAGGTTACAAATTTCTCCAACTCTCGGTCCAGCACTAAGCATCAGCTCCAGTAGTGCTTTTTCGCGTAAAGTTTTCAGTGAATTCCTGCATTTCGACACTTCGTAATCTGACAGTCTCTTTTTCATTTTTTGTGGGATCTTTATCTTATCAATGTCCCAATATATATCTTTTTCGATATGGTGTTTTCGATAAGCCCATTTTGCGAAAGCGGACAAACATTTTTGTATATTACCCGCATAGGCCTTCGAGATCTTGTCCCGATACTGCCTTATGGCAATATAATCCATTATGTCCTGCCCGGTCATGCTTGCATAATGCAGTCCGGTTTCATTAAAAAATTTCCTTAAAGTGTATAAATACATCCCTATAGTTTTTTCTTTCCTTCCAACAGCGATAAGGTCAACATGGTACCTTCCTAAGATCCACTCGTTGTCCCGAACGTCTGTAGCCGGTAATGTTTCGTCTGATGTAAGCTGGAACCCTTTAAGTCTGTATGCGACCGCATTTTTTAGACGATCTACCCCAGACGTATCAAGATACCCGGCCATATCGTATATCAAGTCATTCAAAAATTCAGTTTTTGTCATATAAACCCTCCAAGTCAGTCTTTACTACAAGCCATGTGGGTGCTATAATGACTACATCACCAAGTCATTAGCACTTGCGACCGGATGTTCCCGCATCCGGTTTTTTCTTGTTAATTAAATGGCATCTCTTCGTTTACTCCATCCGGAATGTTCATAAACCCATCCCCAGCTGATCCGGCTGGTGGTTCCTGCTGCTGTCCCCCTTCCGTCCTTTTGCTTTCTGCAAATTCCTGTTCTTCAACCACTACATCCGTTGTATATACTCTCTTCCCATCTTTATTGTTGTACGATCCTGTCTGGATGCGCCCTGTAATTAACACCTTTACCCCCTTTTTCAAAAATTTTTCTGCAAATTCCCCAGCTTTTTCAAAAGCCACGCAGTTAATAAAATCGGCTGACTGCTGCCCGTCTTTTCCCGTTCTCCTGTTCACTGCAAGCGTATACCTTGCTACACATGTACGTTCCTGTGAGTTATTCATTTCTGTATATTTCACGTCCGAATCTCTCACAAGCCGTCCCATCAGTATCACTTTATTCATTTTTTTCTCCTTCCTCTTCCTCTTTTCCCATAGGCAGAATTCCTACTATGCAGTATCCATCCTCCAGCCCTGTATACTCTCTCTGCACATACAGAATGTGACACCTGATTTTTCTTTCCGTGTACAATCCACCCTGATATTCCAGCATTTCAAGGATATCCCCTGCTTCGTAACCGCAATCTCTGCACAGCTCAAACGGTTTTTCTCCCGATAATACCGCGGTAAAATTCTTGTATGCGCTCCGGATCTGATGCACCCGTGACTGCTGCACATCTGACGGTAATTGCTCCATTTGCTGCGCATCTGCCATATCACGCAGTTTTTTCTTTGTATCATGGTCAATAGCCGCCTGTTCTTCCTCGTACTTCTGCCCTTCGGTCTTATATGCTTCTTTACGGTTCTTGTACTGGTCGCATGAGGTACATGTGCTCGTTTTTACGTTGCATGTCTCGTACTCTGTACAGGAATAACAGATAGATGTAATTCCTTCCGGATGCGGTGTCTGGTACTCATCCATATTCATATCCTTGTCTATAATCTCCATCTGCTCCAGCTTTTCTTCTGTGTCAGATTGTGACACCGTTCCTGTTTCCAACTGCTGCTCCGGCTTTCCATTCTTCATTTCTTTTACATCTTTGTGCGTAAGCTCTCCGGATTCTTCTTTCTGTTCCAGTGCTGCCCTCTGTGTATCTTCCTGCATTCCGCTAAGTTCGTAAGCGGCAGAAAATGTAATTCTTTCATTTTCCAGTTCTTCTTTCCATTCCGGAATCAAATTATTATTTATAGCCTCAATCTGTGCTATCTTAGTTTTGCTCATGCTCAATTTTGCAGCAATTACATCACGCAAACGACCAGACTGCAGATCATACCCTTTCAGCTTCTTTCCTTCCGCTTTCATGCGCTCCAAACATTCTTTCAATTTTTGTTCTTCCTGTAGCATGTCTGATACTGTTTTTGTACGATATGCATTTGCAATAATCAGCTCGACCAATTCCTCATCACTGTCCTGTGGCGTTGTCAATTTGCTTGTTGCAAGTTCAAACTCTTTATATCCCTTGGATACCAGGTACTTAAGTGCTTCCCACCGTCTTTCCCCTGCTACTATCCGGTATTCTCCTTTTTCGCACGGTGCATATACCAGTTCCAGATTCTGCTTTAATCCATACATAAGGATATCGCTTGCCAATTCCTCAATCTGTTCAACACTGTAAAAATTCATTTCGTTCCGGTACATTTTAAATATGCTTATATCCTTTGTTCTAAACCGTGCCCGCGGTGATTCATCCAATCCCGCTTTGCTCTGTTTATTCAGGGCATCTTTAACACTAAATCCTGTAGCCATTTTATCCCTCCATCTCACATACCAGCTCTGCAACTGCTGCACGATAGTCCTGTGTTACAATCCCTTTTTTTGCAAATACCGGAATCGGTACCAGTGCTGTAGTTGCCTTTTCTGCAATAATGGATCTACGGATTACTGTTCCGAACATATCAAATCCCGATTCCTTCCGCAGCCATTCTTCCACTTCCAGTGATGTTTTATTTTTCTGCCGCATCGTCATAAGTGCCTTGATTCGCAAATCCGGATTGATGTCTTTTAAATCCTCAATCTGCTCATCCAGAAATTGGAGTGCTCCAATTTCAAATCCACCCACCTTCACCGGCGCAATAATCAGATCTGATGCAAGGATGATGTTAATTACCACCATATCCAACAGACGGCCGCAATCGCAAATGCAATAATCATATGCGTCTGCTACTTCCTGTAATGCATCACGCAACCGCAATACCTGGTTCTCATCCGTTTTCAGCAGCAGGTTCATGTCTGTTTTCATCAGATATCCATTTGCTGGGACTATATCAATGTGATCGTATTGGGTTGTCCGGATCAGATCATTTGTCCGGTATGTACCGCCAACTGTCTCATGCTTCTCCAACAGTTCACTCATTCCTGTTCCATCCGGCTCATACACCCCGAACGTCTTAGATGTATCTCCCTGTGGATCACCGTCCAGCACCAACACTTTTTTCTTGTATTCCTCGCCCAAAATATAGGCCATGGAATCGGATGTTGTTGTCTTTCCAATTCCCCCTTTTGGGGACATTACTGCAATAATCTTCATTCCGTTTTCCTCCTGCCTGTTTATTTTCATGTTATTCAAATGTATATTGTGTAATACAGCTTCACCTGCATATCCTCAAATTTATAATCTGGAGTCTCTTCCGGCTGCAAAGGTGGCATCAGACTTTTTTCTTCCCACTTCCTGTGCGTCACTTCCGGCACCGCCCGGAACCGGATCACCGGATCATCCTTGTGCTCCTCATAGATGGTATTTTTATGGTTTGCGATCCGCGGGGTAAATGCGGCTAAATAACCTATATACAGATCACTACTCCCTTTTACGATCCGCAACATGTCCGCGCTTTCCAACACATTGCACTGCTCTTCCAAGGTCATTCTTTCTTTCCTTTCAGAATCTTTCCATCTTTCAGGATGCTGTTATTTGCAAAAGACATCATATTGCGCTTAAACTCCTGCTCTGCCTGCTCACAGGTCTGGTATTCGTGCAGATTCCGGTAAATACACTCATCTTCTCCAAACGCTGGCAGTTTGCAGTACTCTTCGATCACTTCACACGCTTCCCGCGCGGAATAACAAGTTGCAACAAAATGTCCTGCTGCTGCCATGTCTTCCAAAAATTCCTTCTGTGTCTCCTGCTGTGTGTTCCGTCCATACTTCATCTCGATCCAGAGTCCGCAATACGCGCCTTTTGGGTATGGCAGACACAGATCCGCTACCCCAGCCTTTACCCCCATCTGCTTAAACTTTGCCGCCTCTGCTCTGTTCCGGCTCCCGCCGTTTGGCACATGATACAGCCATTTCAATTCCGGATACTTCTGCACATTCCAACGCACCCATGACACCACGGCCATCTGCTCTGTGTCCTCGCTTCTTTTCATGTATTTCATTTGTTCTCCTTCCTGTTACTGGTCTCTCTTTTCTAAATCCATCAACATATGCGGATGTATAAATACCATTTTCTGTTTCATTCCAAATCCATTCCGGCATACAGAATTATCAGCAATCCCTTCTATGTTCCTTTTCGCCTCCTGATACCTTCGTGTGTTCCCTTCCCTTTTCAGCGGCCGGAAATACACCTTTGCCCTGTTTTTCACGACTGCAAACTTGTCTCTGTCCACAATCAGGATATCTTCGTATCCTGCTTCTTTGACTGCTGCCTGTGCTTTTTTTAAAATATCTTGCTTTTGATTTTTGCGACCAATCAAATCTCATTCGTCCTGTCTCCTCCTCATTCTTGCGTTTATATAAAACATACAGTTGAAGTCATTGTAATACACATCCGCATTTATAAAATCCATATCTGGATACCACTTTGCCAGAACTTCCGGTATCGTCTCCCGATCCTTTACCATTCCATCCACGAACGACCCGATCTTTTTATAGCTACCGCCGGATGCCGGGCGCTTAGAATGTACTACCCGGATGCGTGGGTCCCGGAGTCCTTTCGAACTATTCCAGCGTTTTTCTCCCCTGATGCGATTCTTTTCCTCCACGATATAGTTTGCAATCCCCGAAAGACCGTTCTCATCCTTCTGCAATCTTCGCACTTCATTTCTGCTTGACTGCTGCCAACATGCTTCCACTGTCTCCATATCCAGTGCGCCGTCCATAACTATATGATGGTGCCACCGGATTTCTGCCCCTGGACTATAGGCAGTCACATACACATATTTTGCATTCGGCAACCCACGCTTCTTACGCTGATAGTTAATTCTGCGTATGTAATTCTGCACATTTCGTATAGCTGCATCAATATCTCCGTCTGGTGGCAGGTGTGCATCATCATAGGTTAATGTGATCCAGATATCTTTGTTTCCAAAATTTTCGTTGATTAGTCTTTCCACATACTTCCTTGCATTCTTATCATTAAGGTTTCTCTGTGCTCTGCTATTATCTCTTTTTATCCTGCGTCCTTCCGGTGGTACATCATCCATACTCTTAAACTGTGGATAAATCTCGACCTCGAACTGATCTCCTGCCGTGATCTCCTTTAATGCATACACCACCTTTTTTCTGCGTTTGAGCATGTTGTTCACAAACCACTCATGCATCATCTCTATACTGCATGCATATGCTGCTTCATAGTCATATGGGATATACTGCATCCCTTTTTTCCCTGCCATCTGACACCACCCTTCTACATCTTTCGCAGACTTGTTACTATCTATTACAAGACCGCCCAAGGACTCCAAAGCCCTTGTTTTTCCGTGTCTTTATTTCTATTTCCTATTGCATTTCTGTGTCAGATTTCATATAATATATATGTATTTTTTAATTCTTCTGTGTCTGACACAGAAACGCTCGGCGGCCATCCCCATGGCCGCTCTTTTTTTGTCCTCATGCTACCTTTTCCTTCTTTGAGACATTAACAGTAATCTTCACATTTTCGCGCCTGGAAAGAATTCTTGCCAATGTCTCATAAAGTCGTTTGATATTTTTTTCTCCCATCTGCATTCTCCTCCCTATGCAACAACCGCATCCTTGTGCTTTCTGCGCTCCTCTTCTTTCCCAGCCGCAATGCCCTCTGCATATGCAGACATGAGCATGATCGCAAACGACTTCCCTTCCGGATTGTCAAAATTCACGAAATCCGTGGCCATTCTCTCGATTTTTTCCTTTTTCTCATTTCTCGTCATATTCTTTCGCCTCCCTCTGATTTCTATATGCCTGATGATTTCAATAGTTTAATACCGGATGCCTAAGCCTCCGCGCTTATTCCTTTCTGTGTGCTGTCGTTCTCCTTGCCATCCCACCGCTTTCTTCCTATAATTAAAAGTGCCAACTATCTCATACAGGAAGGAGGTGGAAAACTATGGCAAAAGATGAATTTAAACTTGAAAGTCAGCTTCAAATCCCTGATTCGAAAATTCTTCATGATTTCGCACTTTTGAGAATGTCAAAAATGGAATCTCTTCCAGAAAGCAATCATGATTTGCTTGTCCTTTACAATTCGACCGTTGCTGACTTGGTTGATTTCTACAACCATTATGAATTTGGAAAGTAATTCAATGAAAACTTTCCTCTGACATTGCCTTTTCGGTAATTTCTTTTGAAAGGGCAATGTCTTCTAAAAATTCTTTAGGGCTTTCACATTCCTCTGCTAAGTCAATGATTTTTTTCACTCTTTGCAGTCTTTTTTCTCTTTTCTCTCTTAACTCAACAGTTTTCGGATGATCTCCGACACAGGAAAGTACATTCCAATGTCTGGAGTATTCTTTAAACATCTTTTCCAAGGACTCCCTTTTCATATCTTTTTTCTCCTTTCTGTGTGCTTTATTTGTCCCTTGTGGCTACATAATAATCCCTTTAAACTACTTTGTCAATATATTTTTGTGCCTTTAAGGGACTTTTTGTATTGATTTTTTGTTTTTCTCGTGTTATGCTTTAGAAAAGCCACAGAAAGAAGGTGATAGCGTGACACAAGGCGAACGGATCAGAGAAGTGCGAAAAGCTCTTAATCTTACCCTTGAAAAGTTCGGTGGCAAGCTTGGAGTTGGTAAAACAGCTATATCCAAATTGGAAAAAGATGAGAACAATCTTACCGAACAAATGACAAAAGCAATATGCCGTGAGTTCCATGTTGACTATATATGGTTGACTACCGGAGAAGGGGAAATGTTCCTCGATTCGGATGATGATTTCAAGGAACAAATTGATCAGATCATGGCAAGTGAGACGGACGCACGAAAGAATCTTTTTAAATTTATGCTTACTCTTAGTGAAGATGACGTGGAAGCAATGCAGCGTCTGATGCGCAAAGCATTTGAATTTTATAAAGACGATGATCCGGAAAAGGACAATACAAAAGGCTGACAGTTGCCTGTCAGCCCTCGTGGGTGTAGAGATAAAGAATGAAGCGGTATATCCGTTTGAGCGTTTGATCGTTATGTATCTTCCCGATCAATTCAGAGATTGCTTTTTTATAATCCATAATAAACACCTCTTTTCTGTTTGCATTGTACCACTGTTTTGCATACACATGGTGGATATTGATTTTATTTCCAGAATCTTGGAAATTTTTTCCACTGCTGCCCTTTGTATCTTCTCTGTGGTAAAATTATTTGTAATCAGACTCGAATAGATCATTGATCCTGACATCAAGTGCTTTGGCCAGTTTTTCTAACTGTAATATTGTCGGACTGGTCAATCCGTTTTCAATGTTATTGATTGTGGACTTCGGTATTCCGGACAGCTCTGCAAGTTGTTTTAATGTATAGCCTTTTTTATTTCTTGCATTCCATACCAATATTTCCATAGGCACCTCCTAACATTAATATGAGATACCTATAAGGATGCGATATTTTGACCAAAATAATGATGAATGGAGGTTTTTATGAGTAAATGTAAAAAATGTGGTCGCCACGGACTTTTTCTTTTCGTTGATTCACACACTGGGCTTTGCTCAAATTGTCAAAAAGAAATAGCAACGCTTTCCACGCAAACTGCTCCCCCTACCATTGAAAGAACTATAGAAATTCCAACTGTTTATATTGGGAATTGCATGAAAAGTGTTCTTGTAGAAAAATTTGAAGATGTTGAATTGAAAAAGCCTGAATCATTTCCAGATTTTTCAAAATTTGATTGTTGCGACAATGTAAACTTTGCTATTGATGATAAAAATATTGTTGCCAAACATCTTCATGAAACTCTTGGCTACGTCACTGGTGATTATCTTGTTTCAGAAATTGCTAAATCTTTTAAGCAAAAAAGACCTATTTTTTCTCAAATTCTCGGCTATGATGATGAAACCGGCGAAATTCATATAGTCATTGCTTTTTATAAAATTGTTCATTATGACTACGATCAATATACCGAGAATTTAGACGATAGTCTCAATTCTGAAACTGTAGGCTATTATTAACCAAAATAAAAAGACGATCCCCACTGCAATGGGAACCGCCTTTCGAACCTTCATTCATACTTTTGCAAAAAGCATACGCATGATAGAATGATCCTTACCAGTTACCATTCTATCATAAAACCGTGCTTTTTGCATTGGTTTTATTTTTTATACCATTTTTTAGATTGGAGTTGATAGAATGAAACGACAAACAGCTAAACTAAATGATAAACTGCTGCTCCGGGTTGCTATTTACATCCGTGTATCTACGGACCAACAGGCGCAGGACGGTGACTCTGTGCGTGATCAGCTGGCCACCGGTCAGAAATACATAGAAAACCATGAAAACATGATTCTTGCTGATACCTATGTGGATGATGGTATTTCCGGACAGAAAGTAAAAAGGGATGATTTCCAGCGTCTGCTGAATGATGTCCGTGCCGGTAGTATTGATCTTATTATATTTACCCGGCTGGATCGCTGGTTCCGAAATCTCCGGCATTATCTTAACACGCAGGACGTGCTTGATAAAAATGGAGTATCCTGGACTGCCACAGAGCAACCTTACTTCGACACTTCCACCCCACATGGCCGCGCTTTCGTAAATAACTCGATGATCTGGGCAGAGCTGGAAGCGCAGAACGACTCTGATCGAATCCTAAGCGTTTTTGATGATAAGGTTGATAACAGTGAGGTCTTATCCGGATCAACTCCACTTGGTTACCGGATAGAAAACAAGCACCTTGTCCCGGACGATGATGCCCCAACTGCTGCCGCTATCTTCGAGCATTACCGTGCAAACGGAAACTTAAGTATGACACTCCGATACATGGAAAACGAATTCGGTCTTGTCCGGTCTGCTGCAAGCTTAAAAAATATGCTCACAAACTCAAAATATATCGGCGAATTCCGGACAAATAAAAACTATTGCCCTGCCATCATTGACCGGGATGTATTTGAGGATGTTCAACGGCTGCTTAAAATCAATATCAAGTCCGGGAAAAAACATGACTATATATTCAGCGGGCTAGTCGTCTGTGATGAATGTGAACACGTAATGAGCGGAGGGCAACAACGTTCTTCCCGTGTTCTATCCAATGGTACACACATAGTCTATAAATACAATTCCTATCGTTGCAGACAAGGGGTAAATCTGCATCGTTGCCCGAATCGCAAGGTTATACTTGAATCAACTCTTGAAAAATTGCTGCTTAGTCGGATTCGACCGGAACTGGAACACTATATAGCAGAATACGAAGTAGCCAACCGCCCGGCAATACGTACCGATGCCAAGCGCCGGAACATCGAACAGAAGATGCAGAAATTAAAAGAACTGTACCTGAACGATCTCATCACTATGGATGAATTTAAAGTGGATCGGGAAAAACTTATGCTGCAACTTGATAAAGTAAAAACCGATGAATCCCATCCTGTGAAAGACTTATCTTACCTGAAGGACTTTTTAAAGACAGACTTTGAGAACATTTATGGCTCTCTGTCTGTCCCTGAAAAGCGGGAACTGTGGCGGTCTATCATCCGGGAGATCCGCGTGGATCAGGATAAGAATGTCCGTATTATTTTTTTGTAACTTTTTATACTACTAACTTGCACCGTCCTGTTGGCTCGTCTGCCAGAATCAGAGAAGGACGGGTAATCAATGCGCGGCCAATCGCCACTCTCTGCTGTTGACCGCCGGAAAGCTGACTGGGTAA